ACCTGGGCTGTGCCCTGGTAATTGGAACTTCCAATCCAAAGTGCCAGTAGGCTCACTCCAGTGCCCGCCTGTTATATTGAAATCTATAAGAAGATACTTACCTTTGTCACTTGTACTGTCCTCAAAGATCTTCACTACCTCCCCAATATGGGGGCTAGACCCTACATCTTCATGGACTTCCCTGCCTTCTACAATCTCTGATTCAAAGAAAGGTCTTGTATGTCGGATACTTTCAAACTTCCCAGCACTGGTTTTCACACAACCATATAGGTTGATAGTAGTGCCTCCAACATACTTCAAAAAATGATTGAAGGGTGCCCTATATATAGTTTGAGATGGGTTCTTTATGTCAGGCTTAATCAGCAACATAGACTGATCTCTCAAACCTACTACGATAAGGTCAGTTGCTTCGTCATACCAAGCCTGCTCGGTTATTTGACTAGACAACATCCCGAGGTTTATGCCTTTACCTCCTTCACTACCAGAATACTTGACTACACCACCAGGGATAGAGTAAATGTCCAAGACATTGCTCACTGAAGAGCCAGAAACAATCAGGTACTTACCTTTAACAGAGAAATGCTTATGGTCTCCGATGTTGATCTTTACAGCAGACGAAGTGTCATCAAGTCTCGCCATCTGAACATCATTTGTCGCTGTGTCTTTAACAACAAAGTAAGGAGTACCATCAATAGTGGTACCATAGACTTCAGTATTGGCTAGATCATCCTTATCTATATCAATCGCATTCCAGGTTGTCGCATGTGTGTTATTAGAAATGGCATAACCTCTAAGCTTGTAGTCTTTATTTGACCCCTCTTTCCTAATAATTCCATAATGACTGGAAAACTCCTCCAATCTGCTAAGGATCGCATCACCATGGGGAGTATAAGTATCAAGCTCCACAACACCTGTTTCAGCAGCAAGCTCACCCTCAACAGTTATGACTGCACCTGTGATACCAGTTATCTTGTAACCTTTGCTAATGCTTGTCTGATTGTTCCAGTGACTGCGCCTGATTAATAGCGTGTCCCCTATCTGGAATTTGTCTGCCACAGTTGCGCTAGATGTGGTTATGGCAGTGGCATTATTACTTCCATTGGCGATAGAAACCTTATCTATAATATGAGAAGTGTTATGCCTAACATTGGGAGTTCCACCACCATGTGGTGTGTACGCATATACACGATTATGCTTGAACTCAGCCTTTGGAGAATCTGCTAGTTTAAACTCGAAAGTATTAGAAAGAGGAATTACTGTCCCTGACCTGGAATGATGATCAATCTTGTGGTTTGTCCAGGTAAGCTTACTGGTAGGCCCATGCCAGAGCCTTTGAATCATATCTTCGTTAAATGTGATAGCCGTATCATACCCATCTAACCTACCCCTCCAGCGACTTTTTTCTAAATATATATTTCGAATTGCATATAAAGTACGGAATTTAAAAGTCCCCACTTCTAAACGTAAGTCTACATAGCTCTGCCTCCACCACTCTTCAACATATTCCGCATTCAGGAATCCTGTCCACCGATCCTTGTAACCGTGAGTAAAGATTTTTGGAGAAGATAGGCCAGACGAACTAACCGTTAAATTTGGTGTCTCCCCTCTGCTGCCCACTTTGTTTGTACCGACTTCAAACAGGCGGTCATGACTATAAGATTGATTCCACTCTGTATCCCCATCAGTGGTGTTAAAAGAGAGAAACCTATCATGGTCAGGGTTATCGTTATTGATCAACACCCAATAGATGGGTTGCTCAAATGTTCTTGTACTGTTGAAGGGGGTTGCATCCTGAACCTTCAAGTGCCCATCACTACCTAGGGTTCCTATATGTCCTAAGGCCCTCCAATCTATTGTTACTTCCTTCTTTAATCCTGTCTTCTTATCCTTTTCCCAAAGCTGAAAGCCCTCATCTTTGCCGAACAAATCAATTAGAAGATAAACCTTACTCTTATCCAACCATACCTCATTCTTAACAACCTCTTTGTCATGCTTCATCTTTCCCGAAGAAGTGACTGAAGCAAAAAACTGACTATCCTGATGGGCTGTCGAGTTTAACTTTCGTGTTGATTCAATAAATGATTGTTCTGAACCAGTAAACGCAATGTTATCACGAGCAAGAGTCGAAGAAACTAGATTGACAAATTCTGCGCCATCATCAGAAGAAGCCGCCAACGTGTCATCAAAGAAACGTGGATTGTTTGAATGAGTTAAGGCACCAGATAATGTAGTTCCAGAAGCATCATAGAGAGTAACCTTCTTGAGGCCAGCATTGTATGTAGCAAAATCACCATGCGTTACAGTATTCAAGGCATAAGCATCATCTTCTGCGGAGATAACATGGTCAGTTACCAGCGATGTATCCTTGTCATCCAAAAGATTCGTAACCTTGAACCTTAAAGTCTTGTCGTTAAAAGTTGTCGCTGTGAATAGGTTGTTATCTGCAGCAGCGATTGTGAAGCTACTGTAGCTTGTATTGTCTACAGTATCGACAATATATCTGCCAATATTAACATCGCCTTCGTCGCCAGGGATCTCAATAGTTACTAAATCTTTCGGCTTAAAGTAATGCTCAGGATCTTCACCCTCAAGATCAGCATTCTTATTGAAAGGTTTTGTCCCAGCTACAGTACATTGAGTTGTAGTAAAACTAATGGCATTGTTAGCGCCATTAAAGGTGACAGCAGCTTCGTCGTCAAACTCGGACAGCATTAGAACAGGATAAGCAAGAACGTTCTCATCGCCATCCGTCCCCTCTTTAATGACAGTACCTTTGGGTTTGGCCGTGGGTTGGCGAGGAACACCTAAGTATTCGACTGTGTTCTCTTTACTTTCAGGAAGTTTCCTGACTTTAGGGCGGGAGTCTATGTGAGTCGTGATTATATAATCACCAAACTCTTCAAAGTCTGAGGCTGTTTTATCAGTTAGCCAACTTCCTTTATGGATATAATGGCCACTACCTTTTTTATCCTCACCAGATTTTGTTTTAGTATCTATACCTTTGGCAGATCTTAGCGATACTCCGTCAAAGGAAAGATCAGTAGCAGACTGTGCCTCATTGTCTGCTATAGAATTTGGCCTGTACCTCGTATTCAGGCCACCACTGAAATCTTTCAGCGAAAGCTTTGCCATTACTACTCCAGTAATCCATCTTCGTAAACGACTTTGCCTTCCTTCCTTGATGCGGTCTTCGTGTCTTTGCGATTACCACCATCTGCCCTATAACTACAGTGAACCCAGCCACTAGTTGGGTCGCCTGCTGTGTAAAATTCTAAGATGAGTTGGTCATAGTCTAAATTGTCCCTGACCCAGCAAGCCAACTCATAGTTGCTGACAGCAGGGGCCTCGAAATCCGCAGCCTGACCGAATACATGCTGGCTGTTATCTCCAGATTTGATTGCTCGGTTAAGGTCAAGGACTCTCAGCCCCGAGTTTATCATGACCCTTCCGAATTTTTCCCTCACAGGTTGTAGTATGCAGCAGCATAAGGCTGTTAAGCCTACTAACTGTTCATCATTAGGAGAATTATCTATACCTAAGCGTAAGGCGGTACCACTCCTAGTGAGTTCTTTTAGTGAAAAGTTTTTGCTTAACTTCATGGGTGTCTACCCATATACGCTCTCCTTCCAATACACAGGGCGTTGTTCTTCTTGCACCTCATAGACTCCACCTCTGCCATCTGAGAAGATCTTCCTCTTAGGCTTTTGGTTGTCACACTCGCACGGGAAGTACCCGCATTCATCACATTCCTTGTTAGCAAACCGATCATGCATTAGCCCTTGCCCTTTCATCGTCATACCTCAGTATTGACCAGTTATCTTCGACTTCTCTATGGACTCGTGTTGAGTCGAGCAGGTAAGTCGCGATGTTGTCATCGCAGGAACACGGATAGCTATGACACTCAGGGCAAAAGGGAATTGTGGTTGGCGAGTCTACTTCATAGCTAATCCTCTGCGCTCTTTGTTTCAAACTTTGCTTCATCTTTTTGGTGGCTTAGGCTGTTTAGGATTCTTGTATTTCATGAGAACATATCTTTCACAGATTTAAACGCATTGTCTGGCATAGCATCAACAACCTTATCCAGAGCCTCCATGTTTTCTGCACCAATCTTTTCTTCGATCATGGGCATAACGTGCTCGTCCTTAAGATCCTGAGCGGCATCCATGACCAACCCTTTGACTACATTAAGAAGTAGAGCTTCCAGCATTATCGCCTCCTATTGAATTATGTGGTGGAATTGGGTTCTTCTCCTCCTCCTGGTGGAGATCTCCTCCTGATTCAAAATAGAACTTGGCTATCCCAGCAAGTATGGGGATGAATGCGCCTATCAGGATGTTTAGTAAATCTTTTGAAGATGTTGGGAGTTCGTCTGCACTCCCCAACATGATGTGGACAATGTAGGCAAATATGCCTAGCGCTGCCCCAGCTATGATGAAACGGGCAATGAACCTTGATACCTGGATTCGTTCATTTACCGACATCGATGGTTTGACCGGCTTCGGTATATCTGGTTTTTCAACTGTAGTCGTAGTAATTTCCTTAGCCATTACTTCCTTTGTGTCATTCGCAGTTCAGCAACCAACTCTTTCATGGTCTCCGTGTTCTGCCTCACGGCATTCTTCATCTCGTCAATCATGTGGGTTGTTGACTCAACAAGATGAATCAACCTCTCATCATTCTGTGTGTCCTTTGCAAGAAGCTCCTCCCTCTCCTTCCTGCATTGATCCGCCTGGTACTTGATAAACCAGAAGGCACAGAGAATGACAACTGCTGGGAGAAATCCTTTCTCAAGGAGTTCTATCACTAAGTTCGGCTCTACAGGCATAGGCTTTCCATTGAAGTATTCATAGTCTGCTGGGTTCATGTTTGATCAGGGGTCGTTGGGATAAACATACCCTTGTCACACTCAAGGCTCATCTCAGCAAAGAACTTCGTTAAATTGTCTGATCCCATTTTTGTATAATCACCCGATGAAACCTTCTCTCTGCTTTTATCCACGAGACAGTCGCAATGTTTCATGTGCATCGGAGGTGATAGATAAGGCTGTGACCGTACTCTCGACTGGTAGCATATCTGCCACATCCCCCGTATCTGTGGAGTTGTGTGATCTCCTGAATACTTTGGCCGAATATGGATTGTTTCCTGAGTACATGCCCCGATAACAATAAGCAGGATAATTGTAAATCCAGTTTTAATATTACAAGAAGCCTGAGACACGCTCCTCCTCCGCATAGATCTCATCCTCATCGGTAGAAGATGTGGGTGTCGATCTTTGCTGTTCTTTTTTTGTGCTTTGCCCACCTTGGGTGAACATAGTCTGCATGATACCAAAGGGAGCCATCTGTGATGTCAACGAGGTGATCTCGTCCAACAGAGACATACTCGGCAAGTCGATATGCATTTCTCCAGACATTGATATTTGTGACGATGTCTGGGATTCCGTCGCAGTACCAGGAGAACTGGCATTTATCTCTTTTCGGGAATCCGTTGGCATATTTAATTCCTTGTTCTACAACTCCACAGATCGAATCAGGAAAGCGTTCACTCCTGACTCGGTTGATAACTGTCCATGCAACTGCAAGTCTCCCTGCAGTTGACTCGTTTCTTGCTTCCCAATAGATATTCTTAGCCAGGCACACGGTGTCGTCAGTGCTTGTGTAGCTAAGAATCTTTCCATCAGTTTGCCCCGACTGAGTAGCAATCAGGGCTAAAATAAATATCCCGATAAATATGTAAAGGATTGCTTGTTTCCATGTCATAAGCTGTTAGCTTAAGGTTACTCATCACCCTCCACTACCTCGGCGGCCTCCTCTTCAGGTTGCTCTTCCATCTCGACAAGAGCCTGCTTGTACCCGATCAGTTGTTGCAATTGCCCCTGTAGTTGGGGGATTTGTTGTTGAATGGATGCGATTTGTTCATCGCATTGTTCGACAGTTAGTTGCATTAAATTCTCCTTAATGCGGGTTATGCACTTTCCAGTGCGGTTACTTTTGTTTCTAAAGTTTCAATTCTAGCCATGGCTTCTTGTAAGGCGACCATCCCTTTCATATATAAAATTGACTGCTTCAGCCCTTTAACCATTTCACCTTCTTTAAAACCAAGTTTTTCAATATGATATTCGTTTGCTGGTGTTTCGTCTACTAAATGAGGAGATGTTTTTTCAACATCTTGACCTATTAATCCAAGATGATATGGGGCATCAGATCCGTATTGTTTTAACTGATATTTTTTAAAGTTAAGTGTTTTAATGTCATCCCATTGTGAACTTGCTTCACTTATATTGGTTTTAAGTCGTTCATCTGAAAAATTTGTGTATGTGCCATTTAAATTTTTTACATCACCAGTTGAATATATAGCACAACGAGCATTATTAGATCCGTCAGTACAGATTAAATACCATAAGCTATTACTATTTGGATCTGCATCTGAAAAATCTATATTAACTCCAATAGGTGTTGAATCATGAGAATTTTCGATAGATAATATTCTTTGATCTGTGTTAGTGTGGAACACATGACCAGAATTAGCCGTATCATAATAATCCGAACCTGCATTATCGCCATTTGATGCATTAAAATTACCTGCGGAGTTAATCCTCGCTCTTTCTCCCCAAGCACTACCACTAAATACCCAGAATGATAAATTACTAGCAGCCGCAGATGTTGCGGACGCAATAACACCAGTTTGTTCGTCACTAAGATATCCTATAGAAATACCCCTCATAGGATTATTATTCTCTGCTAATCGTGTAATAAATTTCGCATTACTAGAAATTGTGGTTCCAGTTTTGAAAATCTCAAGAGGCCCGCCAGGAGTTTCCGTGCCGATGCCGACATTTCCATCTGCACGAACAACAAATCTAGGATTTCCTGCTTCAACACTCGTAGTGTTAGTGCCGATGTAAAGTGGAAAACTTGTAGTGTTTTCATCTTGAGTAGAAATTGCTATTCCGTTTCCATAATTAGTAATATTGGTATTACACTCAACATGAATTGCATATCCAGGCGAATCTTGTCGTACATGAAGTGCTGCTTGGTCATC